GGAACCCGGTTGAGCATCTTGTAAAATACCTCGAGACGCTGTTTGAGGCCAGCGAGAACGTCGGCTATGTCTGCGAGTCGTGGGAGAAGGAGGGCAAGTTCTTCCCCTCCAAGGGCGCCTGTGACCGCACAGCGGGGCAGCTCATCGAGGCGCTGAATAAGTGCGGGGGCGACATCGGTGCCGTCCTGGGTGACTACAAGCCGGAGGTAGGCGCGTGGATCCGCTTCAACCCGCTGGACGGCAAGGGCGTCAAAAATGAGAACGTCACAGAATTCAGGTATGCCCTTGTCGAGTCGGACAGCATGGATCTCGACAAGCAGAACGCCATCATCCGCGAGCTGGAGCTGCCAGTCGCCTGCCTTGTGCACAGCGGTAAGAAGTCGATTCATGCAATTGTGAAGATCGATGCCGCCGATTACAGCGAGTACCGGAAGCGCGTCGACTATCTGTACGACGTGCTCAAGAAGAACGGCATGGCGGTAGATACGCAAAATAAAAACCCGTCCAGGCTGTCCAGGATGCCCGGCGTCATGCGGGCCGGCCACAAGCAATTCCTGATCGACACAAACATCGGAAAAGAATCCTGGCACGAATGGCAGGAGTGGATTGAGGGCGTCAACGACGATCTTCCGGAGCCTGAGAGCCTCGCTTCTGTGTGGGACAACCTACCTCCACTGGCCGACACGCTCATTGATAATGTGCTCCGACAAGGCCACAAGCTCCTGATGGCCGGCCCTTCAAAAGCGGGAAAGTCGTTCCTGCTGAGTTACCTATGCTGTGCCATTGCAGAGGGGCTGAAGTGGCTCACCTGGCAATGTGCCCGCGGCCGTGTCATGTATATCAACCTGGAACTCGACCGGGCGTCCTGCCTTCACCGCTTCAAGGACGTTTATACCGCGCTCGGTTGGCAGCCGGATCATATTAACAACATCGACATATGGAACCTTCGCGGCAAGTCCGTACCCATGGATAAGCTGGCCCCGAAGCTGATCCGCCGGGCAGCAAAGAAAAACTACATCGCTATCATCATCGACCCAATTTACAAGGTCATAACCGGCGACGAGAACAGCGCTGATCAGATGGCGCACTTCTGCAATCAATTCGATATGGTGTGCGCGGAGCTCGGCGCAGCCGTGATCTACTGCCACCATCACAGCAAAGGCACCCAGGGACAAAAGCGAAGTATGGACCGCGCTTCGGGCTCCGGCGTGTTCGCCAGAGATCCGGATGCACTGCTCGATCTGATCGAGCTTGACCTGCCAGAGGCACTGATGAAGCAGGAGAAGAATAAGGCCGCTTGCAAGGCCGCTGTGACGTACCTGGAGCGCAATGTCCCCGGCTGGGACGATGCAATATCTCAGGACGACGTATGCAGCGAGAGGGCCATGCTGGACGCCTGCCGACGTATATGCAGCGTGGCACAGTACCAAGCCGCGCTCGGGCTCATAGACGCCGCGAAACGTGATGTCGATGCTCGGACGGCGTGGCGCATTGAGGGAACGCTGCGCGAGTTTTCGAAATTTCCGCCAGTCAACCTATGGTTTGACTACCCCGTGCATCATATCGACGACATCAATGCGCTCAAGGACGCCTATATGGATGGGGAACAGCCTCCATATCACAAGGCGACGGAGCGTCGCAAAGAAAGCGCCAAGAAGGCCAGAAGCAACAAAAATATTGAATTGGAAAATGCCATAGCATCGGCAAACATGGGTGAACCGCCGACCGTGAAGCAACTCACCGAGTACCTTGGCGTGTCAGATCAGACCGTCAGGGATCGCATTAAAGGTCACGGAGATTACGTCGTTGACAAGAATAACGGTGGCATAGTTGTCAAAAAAACATGATCACCGGGCTATCCCAGACACCGAAAAAGTATGGTTGTCGGGAAACCCCGAACACCTTATTTTATGGTCACTTGGATTTCCCAAAAAAATATCCCGAACACCTTAATTTATGATGCTCGGGATATCCCGGTCCCGACCATATATACTACGTATAAATTTTTTCCGTGCCGTCCTTCGTACGGGGATGGGGACCAGCGGACGTTTCGCGCTGGTTCCCCGTCCACTAAACGAACGACGAGGACCCCTACCCCTAAAACCAAAAGCGAAAAATAGAAAAAAGAGGCCATGTTGAAATGACTGAAAAAAACATCAGCAAAAATTTAGAGTGCGTTAAAAAGATGCCACCGCTCATGCACAGAATCGAAGGTGAGCCTTTTGATATCACCAAAAGCGAAGTTGCACAATGGTTAATTCAGCAGCCCGGAGTAATGCAGTGGATATTTGACCATGTGAACAATATCGTTCGCAATCGCAATGGAGAAGAGTTATTAATCAAATACAATCCAGACACAGGCAAATGGCAAGGCGTCGATTATGCGACATGAGTTTTTCATACCAATGGCGAAGCTGCCGACAGTCACACACCAGGAGAAGGATATCACCTTCACTGTCGGAGATGACGGAAAGCCGAAACCGGTTGTGTACGAGCCGGCCGAGCTCAAGGCTGTGCGGGTGAAGCTTCGAGACCACCTCGCTGGGCATATACCACTAGCCCCCTTCGCTGGGCCCCTGCAGGTCGTCGTCAAATGGTGCTTCCCGGTCACAGGCCATCACTTAAACGGCGAATTCAAAATCACCAAGCCGGACACCCACAACATGAACAAGCTGCTGTTCGACGTCATGACCGATCTCGGCTTCTGGCGCGATGATGCCCAGGTCGCCAGCGAGATCATACAGAAGTTCTGGGCGGACCTGCCGGGCATTTACATATCGATCGAAAATCTATAATCACAAACGCTTGGGAATTTGGAGGAATATAAATTGGACTGGAAACGTGAGGCCAGCGATAAGCTAAGGTGCTACGAGGCCCGGAAGTCAAGCATCGAGAGCACAACCGAGGAGATCCGCCAGCTTGAGCTGTCGATCGGCAGCATCCGGAGCTCCATAAACGACAACACACCGGTATCCGGCGGCGGGGGGACCAAGGACACGATTCTGCTGAACAACATCACTCGCAGAAAAGAGCTATTGAAAGCCCGCCGGATCGCCGATGGCATGGTGAGTCAAATCGAAAAGGCTTTGAGCCTGCTGGACGAAAACGAGAGGCTTGTTCTCAACAGGTTTTACATATGTCCGGCAAAGGGAAATGTAGACAGGTTGTGTAATGAACTGAACATCGAAAAGGCGACGGTTTACAGGATAAAAGACCAAGCCCTACGGACTTTTACCATTGCTATGTATGGGCTAACAGAGCTTTAAACTGTGAGAAAATCGTGAGAAAAAAATGAGACGATTTTTTGCGAAACCCGTGTTATGATAGTACCATGAACAGTCTTGTTGAGAGCGGCATCCGCGCCGTCACTCTGGGGGCTATGGCCCGGCTGACTGTTTTGAGAGCACCTGCTGTTATGGCCGGTGCTCTTTATTGTTGAAGCCTTGCCTATGCCGTTCAGTTAATCAGCTGAACGGTTTTGTTATGTCGCAGGAAGGAGGCGCAGTTGATGTGTATGAGCCGATCTATCTGTGCAGTGACTGCCGATTCGGCTATCGAAAGGCAAAGTACAAGCTCCTGCCGAACTTCAGCGATCAGACAAAAGGACACTGCGAGATCTGTCACGACCCCGAGGCGATAGCGTATCTGATTGAGCGTTGCGATACGATCCCACACTGTCCGCGCTGCTGTGTGCTGCTGACGAAGACAGAGACGATGGAGGCAGTGTTCTTCAGCTGTAGGTGTGGCTATGAGGTCCAGCGAGACAGGCCCGAGACAATTGCGGGTCCTTCCGGGGGTTTGAAGAGCATGCGGGGCCTTCGACACCCATAATTTAGCCCCAGGAAATCAAAAATTAAACTTGCTTGTCGGGTCATATATGCAGAGGTGACATCGTGGATACGAAATACATAGCACTGGCGGAGATCGCTGAGGTCCTGGGCGTCAACATACGAACGATCCAGAGGCTGACGCAGGAGGGAGTCCTGGCCCCAGAGCCCGATCCGGAGGACAAGCGGAAGAAAGTCTATCCGCTGGCGGCGACCGTCCAGGCATACATCGCCAATCTCATGGAGAAGACGGCCGGCCGCGAGAGATCTAACCGGCTCCTGAAGCTCGAAGAGGATAAGCTAACGGCCGAGGTCGAGCTCAAACAGTCCCAGAGTGAGATCCACAGGATGAAGAACGAAATCGCCAGCGGCAGGTACCTCCTCGTCGAAGAGGTCCAGATGGACTACAGCCGCTTTTTTGTCATCCTGAAGAAATTCCTGCTGGCCGTGCCAAACAGGGTGTCGGGCATGATTGCTGGGCATGTGGATCCGGTGACGGCCAGGGGAATCGAGAAGGACATCTCGAAGGACCTCACCGGCATGCTCAAATCCTTCGTCGTCGCCGGACAGAGCGGCGCGGCCGCCGCGGCTAAAAAGAAAACGGCGGTGAAGAAGCCGGCCGCGAAGAAAAACGCAGCCAAGAGCAGCGGTAAAAGCGGCGGTGCTGCCAAGTGAGGAAATATCAGCAGCGCAGGTTCGCGGCGTCGGCATATATCGCCGGCGCGCTTGACTACCTCAAGCCCCCGGAGGAGATGTCGGTTTCAGAGTGGGCGGAGCGGTACCGTGTGCTCGATGCGCGGGCCGCGTCCATGCCGGGCCCCTGGCACAACTCCCAGACGCCTTACCTAGTCGAGATCATGGACGCCTTCAACGACTACGAGGTCGAGGAGATCATTTTCGTCAAAGCGACTCAGGTGGGCGGTACGGAGTGCATCAATAACGCGCTCGGTTCCTTCATCGACCAGGACCCTGCCCCGACGCTCATTGTAGTGCCAACCGACAAGTTGGGAATATGGACCAGCGAAAACCGTATCGTGCCGATGATCAAAGCGGCGCCGCAGCTGAAAGCCAGGTATCGGGAGCACGACTCAAGTAACCTGGAGCTGCAATTCGACAACATGTACATCTCGCTTGCCGGCGCCAACAGTCCGTCGGGCCTGGCGTCAAAACCGATTCGATATCTTTTTCTGGACGAGGTCGACAAATACCCCGGCGCCTCGAAGAAGGAGGCCGACCCGATCAGCCTGGCGCAGGAGCGTACGAAGACTTTTCCAAATCGTAAAATCTGCAAAGTCTCGACGCCGACGTTGAAAACGGGCCCCATATGGAAGGCCAAAGAGGCGGCCGATGTCGAGAAGCATTACTTCGTGCCGTGCCCCCACTGCGGGAAATACATAGAGTTTAAATTTGCGCAGCTGAAATGGCCGGGCAAGGAGGGCGGGCTATCCAGCGCCGACCGCGCCGACATGGCATATTACGAATGCCAGGAGTGCGGCTGCATCATCACTGACGCCGACAAGATGCGCATGCTGCGCGCGGGGAAATGGCGCACGGTGCGTTCAAGTTCGAAGACAGCGACGAAGGTCGCGTTCTGGATCAATACCTTCTATTCCCCATTCGTCCGCTTCTCACAGATCGCCCGGGAGTTCATGGACTCGAAGGACGATCCGGAAAAGCTCCAGAACTTCGTCAACTCATGGCTGGCCGAGCCTTGGGAGGACACGAAGCTCAAGACCAACTCCGACCTCGTCATGGAGCGGCAGACGGATCTCGAAGAGTATATCCTCCCGGAATGGACGAAACTGTTGACTGCCGGGGTCGACGTACAGGAGAACTGCCTGTACTGGACGATCCGGGCGTGGGGCGACTTCATCACCTCGCAGAATATCGCTCACGGCCAGGCCCTCAGTTTCTCTGAAGTCGAGAAGGTCATGAACCTCGAATACAGAACGCCAGGCGGCGCCGTCATGCTGGTCGAGCTGGCGCTCATTGACTCCGGCGACCAGACGGACGAGGTCTACGACTTCTGCGCGCTGAACTCAGACTGGGCACTGCCGGCCAAGGGCGTCGACACGCAGCTGAGCCACTACCGGCTGAGTACAGTCAACAAATCGGAGTCGAAGGCCTATGGCATGAACCTTGTCCTGGTAGACGGTGGGAAGTACAAGGATATGATCGCCTCCAGGATGCGGAAGCCAAACGGAGAAAAGGGCTCATGGATGGTCTACAAGGGCTGCGACCGTGAGTACGCCGAGCAAGTCACAGCAGAGCATAAGATCGTCGAGCGCATCGCCGGCGGGCGGGAGCGGCTCGTCTGGAAGCAGAAGACAAGCCACGCGGCGAACCACATGCTGGACTGCGAGGTTTATTCCTTCGCAGCCGCCGACGTCAAGGGCGTCCGGAATCTGTTCCTACAGAACGTTCCGGAGGACAAGCCGAAGGCTCAGCCGCAAAAGAAGATAGAGCAGCATGCGCCAGAAGAGAGCTGGCTCTCGCAGAACGAAAACTGGATTTAGGAGTGATGACAATGGCGGATATACCGGAGCTGACGCCGGCGCAGATGCTTGAAGAGGTTAACAAGGCCATCTATGCCGTCTTTGTGGGAGGGCAATCCTATAAGATCGGAAACCGGACGATGACCCGCGCTAATTTAGCAGAGCTGCGGGTCATGCGCGCCGAGCTCACGGCGCAGGCCGCCGCCGGGCTTTCGGGGGACCTGATGGACAATACTTACGTGGCCGTTTTTGACGGGCGCTGACGGGAGGCCCTCATGAGTTTTATTGACAGCATTGTCGGGGCATTCTCCCCAAAAGCCGCATACGCCCGCGAAGCATGGCGTCAGGCCTGCGACGATCTCCGGCAGTATGACGCAGGGAGCGCCGGAAGGGGGAACGCAAACTGGAGAGTCTTCAACGAAAGCGCCGAAAGCTCCGACCGCTGGAACCGGGATGTGATCCGGGCCAGGGCCCGCGACCTTGAGCGCAACAGTGATATCGCCCAGTCTGTCGTTCGGGCGTACCGCCGAAACGTCGTTGGCAAAGGCTTCACGCTACAGGCGAAGACCTCCAGCGCCGAACTCAACAATCGGGTCGAAGCGGTGTGGAAGATATGGTGCAAGGCACAGAACTGCGACGTGACCGGGACGCAGAGCTTTAACGAGATCCTTCGCATGGCTGTTGAGCGAAAAAAGGTTGATGGCGGGATACTCATTCTCAAGCGCTACACGGCCGGCGGCCCGGTGCCGCTCACTCTGCAGGCGATCGAGGTCGACGAGCTGGACGCGACGCAGATGACTCCGAAGACGGAGGGCAATAAGGTCGTCGGCGGTATCGAATACAGTGCATGGAACAGGCCTGTCGGGTTCTACATCCGGCAGTACGACATCGAGGGGTATCAGATCCAGGACGCCGTATATGTCCCGGCAAAGGACGTAATTTTTTACTTTAGCAAGAGCCGTCCCTCCCAGATCCGCGAGATCAGCGACCTCACGCCCACCATCACGCGGATCCGGGACGTCAACGAGTTTATCACAGCCGTAAGCGTCAAGGAGCGGATCGCTGCGTGCCTCGCGGTTTTCATCAGGAAAATTACGCCGACCGGCAGCGGAGTCGGACGCAGCAGCAGTTACCAAACTGCGGAGGAAAAGTACAGCTACAACGGCAAGCGGTTGACGCCGGGCATGATCAGCGAGCTCAACCCTGGTGAAGAAGTGGATGTCGTCGACCCGAAGGGCGCCGGCGGCGACGCTGCAGCCTTTCTCAAGCTTCAGCACGGGCTCATCGGCGCCGGCCAGGGTCTCAGCTACGAGGCTACAAGCCGAGACATGAGCCAGACGAACTACTCCAGCGCTCGGCAGGGCATGATCGAGGACAATGGGACCTACGACGAAGAGGTCGAGATGCTCGTCGGCAAAATCTTGTCTGAGGTGTACGAGACATTTGTTATTTCCGGGTACCTGGCCGGAGTGTTCGATATGCCCGGGTTTTGGAGTCGCAAGAATGAATATCTTGCGCATGACTGGGTGAAGGCTCCCCGGCCTTGGATTGATCCGTTGAAAGAGGCGGCGGCTAATAAAATGGCCTTGAACAGCGGGCAGAAGACGTTCAAACAGATCGCCGCCGAAAACGGGAAGGACTGGCAGGAAATGCTCGACGATATGGCCGAAGTGGCGGCGTATGCCAAAACAAAGGGAATCGACATTTCCAGCATCATCTACAACGGCGTCGCGGCCGTAACGCCGCCCGGCAATGAGGAATAGACCATGAAAACAGCATACGAACCGAGGCCGCCTTAACAGGCGGTTTCCGTTTATGCATCAACGAAGGAGGTGTGCTTTTGGCTAACCAGAGGCAAAATCAAGCTCCCGCCGCGCAAGAGGCGCGGAATAAAAACGTCGGCGTCAGAGCTCTGGATGTGTCTGCAATCCGGGCGGTGGAGGGTGCCGGCAACGAACGGCGCTTTATCCTCAGTTTTTCATCCGAGGTCCCTTACCGTCGCTGGTTCGGCATGGAGGTCCTGGACCACAAGGACGGCGCCGTTGATCTGTCGCGGCTCAATACCGTTGGTGTTGTGCTTTTCAATCACGACACGTACAAGGTTCTGGGCAAGGTCATCCGCTCATGGGTCGAAAACAAGCGCGGCCAGGCCGAGGTCGAATTCGACACCGACGAAGACGCAGAGGTCATCTACCAAAAGGTCAAGGGCGGTACGCTGAAAACGACATCCGTGCGCTACACAATCGACGTATGGGAAGAAGTCGCCGCCGGCAAGACTTCGACGGACGGTTTTGCCGGACCCTGTGAAATCGCCCGAAAGTGGACTCCGCTCGAGATCAGCATCGTTTCCGTGCCGGCAGACGCAACTGTCGGCGTCGGGCGTGACATGGAAGACGATACGGAGCAGAAGGAAGCCAGCATGATTGGTGTTTATGAGCGCCAGATCACAATCAACAAAAACTTTTTAGGAGGTAACTAGATGGACCCGAAAGAATTACTCAGGCAGCTTCTCGCACAGCAGGAGGCCATTGTCAAAACCGCAAAGGACGGCAAGCGCGACCTGACTGCCGACGAGCAGAAGAATTTCGATGACCTTCAGAAGAAGATTGAGGCCGCAAAGGCTGAGATCAAGATGGCAGAGGAGAGGGCGGCCGGCGGTTCTCCCGCCCACACTCCGAACGCCGCAGACGAGGCCAAGCGCGCGGTTGATGCGGAGCGTCAGCGCACCGCGGAGATCACCAGCATGTGCCGCGATTTCAACATGTCTCCGGACAAGTTCGTTGCGGATGGCGTCACAGTCGAGCAGGCTCGCGCCGCCGTTCTCGATGAGCTCAAAAAGACTGCCGGTCCCGTCGGCGTCCGCATGACTCGGGATGAAGGCGACAAGTTCCGCGCCGCCGCAGTGGATGCGCTTTCCATGCGTTCCGGCGTCGTGATCGCGAAGGCGGCTGATGGCGCGACCGAGCTGCGCGGCATGAGCCTGCGCGACCTTGCCATTGAATGCATGACCCGCGAAGGACGCAACGCCGGCGAACTGCTTCGCATGGACCGTGACGCTCTTTTTGCTGAGCTGCAACGCCAGTTCTTCAACCCGACGGCGGCATTCCCGGCCATTCTCGACGCCACAATCAACAAGAACATCGTGCAGGCGTATCAGTCCGTGCCGACCACCTTCCAGGCGTGGACGACAAGGGGCAGCGTATCCGACTTCAAGTCGACGCCCGACCACAGCTACCTGATCGGTGGCGCCGGCGACTTCCTGCTTGTGCCGGAGAACGGCGAGTTGAAGCACGATAAACCCTCCACGGCTCTGCTGCCGCAGCGCAAGATTGATACCTACGGCCGGCAGTTCTCGATGTCCCGCCAGGCATTCATCAACGACGACATCGGCTTCCTCGCCGAGGTCCCCGGCCTGTATGCGGCAAGCGCAAAGAAGACCATAGACAAACAGGTCTACACGATCCTGTACGGCAACCCGGCCATCTACGACGGCGTGACCCTGTTCGACGACACTAATCACAAAAACGTCATCGGCTCCGGCGCCGCTCCCAGCCAGACGACCATCCAGGCGATCATCCTCAAGGCGCAGAAGCAGAAGGATCCCTTCGATGAGCCCATCTACATGACGCCGAAATTCATCATCGTCGGCGTCGGCTACGAGTTCACGCTGGCTGTTGTGTTCGGCTCCGCTCAGGTCACCGGCGGGCCGAACAACGACATTAACCCGCTGTACAACTATCCGCTGCAGGTTGTGCAGACCCCCGTGCTCAACGCGCTGGCCGGCTCGAACGCCTGTCCGTGGTTCATGGTGACTGATCCCATGAGCGCCAAGAGTCTCCAGGTGGACTATCTCAACGGTCAGGAAACCCCGACCATCCGCCGCTCCGAGGTTCCCGGCGTGCTCGGCTACGTCTGGGATATCTACCTCGACTGGGGCGTTGCCGTGCGCGACTACCGGGGTATCTACAAGAACCCCGGCGCCGTCATTTCGTAAGGGAGGACAACGAATATGAACACAGTTTACAAACAGAACGGCAAGTCCGTCGACTACACCAATGGCGGCAGTACGACGATCACCGCCGGCTCCATCATCAGCCTGACGAACCGCGTTGGCGTTGCCGGGGGAGATATCCTTGTGGGCGCCGTCGGCAGTGCGATCCTTGAGGGCGTCTTCGAGGTCGCCAAAGACGCCAGTGTCATCGCTCTTGGCGCGCCCCTGTTCTACGACGAGTCTGAGGACAAGTTCACAACGACCGCCGCCGGCAACATCCCCGCGGGCTGGGCAGCGGCGGGCGCGCTGACCGGCGACAGTACGGCAATCATCAGCCTTGGCGATCCAAATGAGCTCGTTGCCGCTGTCGTGGCGGCTGTGAGTGCGACCAGCGCAGAGGCTGTCAGCACAGCCGACGCCACGGCTGCCGGAGCTGCCTACGACCAGACCGTCGCACAGAGCGCCGTGGCGCTGGCAAACGCCCTGAAGACGACTGTCAACACGCTGGTCACGCTGGCAAATGCCGATAAGACAACCATCAATGCCATCCTGACTGCGCTCAAAGTCGCCGGCATCATGGCCTCGGCGTAAGTCGGGGGAGGCGCAAATGGCTCACTTAAAAGCTTGCCGGACGATCCTGCTCGGCAACAGGATGTATAAGCCCGGAGAGGCGATTCCCGCAAACAACGCCGCGATGGTAAAGGCTTGGCTGTTGGCCGGTTCTGCCGAGTGGTCCAACGAACTGGTAGCCAAGCAACAGGAGGAGGTCCCGATTTATACTGCCGACATGGATATCGGCATACTCCGCGACGCCGGCAAAAAGTACGGCCTGAAGTTCAAAGTCGGAATGAAAAAGCCCAACATGGCCAACGCGCTGAATGACGCCGCTTCAGAGGCGGCGTCTGCAGGCGAGGATGACGAAAACGACGGGGGCAGCGCCGGCGAGTCCGACGACGAGTCCGATGACGAGGAGAAGGACAAGACGTCCGAAGAGGCCGCGCTTAAAGCGGACCTCCTGGCGAGGATTGGAGCCCTGCAACTCAGGTTGCCCGACGGCCTGACTATCGAGCAGGTGAAGGATGCTGTCGAGAAGGCCGAGGCTGAAGTCGCTGAAAACGGCGGTGGTCAGACGTGAGCGCCTTCAAGGATCAGCTGCAGCGGGATATCGGCGCCGTCTTTCTCAACACTGACGAGCACGCTGAGCTGGTCCGCGTCGTCTACGACGAGTTTGACGCTGAGATCTCCGTCGTGCTCGATGAGATGATGCAGCAGGATCGGCCCGTCGTCAGGACGGGCGACAGCGATCATGCGGAGGGTATCTATCTGGCGACAACGACGATGTACGCCGCTTATAGTGACCTGGGCTTCGTCCCGAAGAATGGCAAACGCATCACTATCGGCGGGACGACGTATCGCGTCGTCACCAGCACCAACGAGGCGGGCGTCGTCGTCTGTGGATTGGAGGCGTACGGAGAATGAGCAATCCGAGGTCCGGTAGCGTTGGCGTTTACGTCGACGACGAGGGAGACGGTTCGCTGCCGCGTGTCCAGAGAATTCTTGCCGGTATCCCGGGCGGCGCATACCGAGCAGTCGGCAGCGCGTTTGCCCGGGCGGCCAGGGCCGGGGTGAACGCGTCCGGCAAACTGGTCACAAAGGAATATGCCGTCAGCCAGTCGACGTATAAGGCAAACGTCACGAATATTAACCATATACAAAAAGGCGCGCAAGGGGTCAGCGTCGAATTCGGGTTCCGAGGACACGTCATCCCCCTGATCCAGTTCGACACATCCGTCTCGAAAGACGGCCGTATTCAGACAAGAGTCAAACGGGGAAGCACCAGAACGGCCCTTGACAACGCCTTCATTTCTCAGGTCGGCGGTCACACCGGCGTCTACGAGCGCAAGACGGCCAAGCGCTATCCGATCAAGGAGAAGTACGGGCCGTCCACCGCGCAGATGATGTACTCAAACGAGGCTATACTCGACGCGCAGCATGAAGTCATCGTGGAGACCTACGACAAGCGGATTGAACACGAGATACATAGAATCCTTGCAGGCTATGGAGGTGGCGGGGCATGACGCCGATCGTATTACTGGAGCAGCTGAAGCTTTTCACCGAGGCGCATACCGCTGACCTACTTCTGCCGGTCCGGCCGGAATCCGGTGAGGAACTGAGCTACCGGGCTGCCGAGGTCCACCTCATGCGCCTCCCCGAAAAAGGCCACGCGACGAAAAAGGCGCCGTATGTCCTTCTTCAGTTGGTCACAGGTTCGGACGAGTTGGATGAGGGCAAGTGCTTCGTTCGGGTCATCGCCTGCGTCTACAGTGACGACGAGAGCGAGGGCGCGATGCTACTTCTCAACCTAATCACAAGGATTCGTGCCGCATTGCTTGAGTGGCGCGTCGTCGGCGGCCAGTTCGCGCTTCAAATGCCTCTGGAGTATGTGCTCTACACGGACGACACAGCCCCGTACTTTCTCGGGGAGATGTCCACTAACTGGAGCATCCCCACCATCGAAAGGAAGGTGTCATTCGATTGACAGCAAAACACAAGACCGATCCGGCGCCGGATGAAAACAGGACGACAGATGTCCTGGACGCGCTGGCGGCCGCCGGCACTTTTCCCGCAAACGACGAGCCCGAGGAGATCACAGAGCCGGTGCAGAAAGAGGAATCCCCGCAGCCGTGGGTCTATATCGGTCCGACGGTGCAGCGGTCGCAGCTCCAGGAGGGGCGCATTGTGACGGGCACCCGCGCGGATGTGGAGAAGTTCTTCGCTCCGGAGCTGGAGAAGCACCCGAAGGCGCGGCACCTGATCGTCACGGCCTCGAATCTGGGCGCCTGCCGCGAGAGCCTCCGGACTTCCGGCAACCTGCTCAGCAAGACCTATGCGGATATGAAATCCGCGATCAAAACTTAAGGAGGTACAAAAGATGCCTTTCTTCCATGGGGCGCGAGCCTCTGAAGCAAGTTCGACCGTCGCAACGCCGCTTGTCACTGCGAGCGGCATTCCTTTTGTCGTCGGTACGGCTCCGGTGCAGTCTGTGACGGACGGCAAGGTGAACGTCCCGGTGATGGCCAACAGCTACGACGAGGCCGTCGCCGCGCTGGGGTATTCCGACGACTGGAAAACCTACACCCTCTGCGAATTCATGGACGCTTTCTTCAAGCTCTATAAGATGTCGCCTGTCATCTTCATGAACGTGCTCGACCCGGCCACTGCGGCCATGAAGGAAGCGGTTGCCGCCGCAGACAAGGCCGTCACGAGCCATCAGATCAAACTCTCCATCGATGCCATCGACTCCAGTGTCGTCGTCAAAGCGGCGGGCGGGGCAGGGGACGCCAAGGTGCTGGACACAGATTACGCGCTGTACTACGACGGCGAATACCTTGTCATCGAGGAATTGCCTGACGGCGGCATCTACGCGGCGACATCCCTGAGCGTCGCCTACAGCAAGATCAAAATCAGCGGCGTCACGTCGACGGAGATTATCGGCGGATACAGCGACGTGACCAAAAAGACCACCGGTCTCGAGTGCATCAATCAGGTGATCGCGATGCACTCGGTCGTCCCGGACATCATCTGCGCGCCGGGTTGGTCCCACAATAACGATGTCGCCGCGGCAATGGCGACGAAAGCTGCTGGCATCAACGGGCTGTTCCCGGCAAAGGCCCTGATAGACGCCGACGCGACAAGTTCCGGCGCCGATCACTACAGCGAGGTTGCCGCCTGGAAGGCGACCAACAGCGTTACCGACAAGACACAGATCCTCTGCTGGCCGCTGGTCGCGTACGTTGGCAAGACATACCACCTGTCGAGCCACATTGCTGGTTTGATTGCCCAGGTCGACAAGGCGTACGGCTGCCCCGGCGAGAGCCCGTCAAACAAGACACTCGTCATCGATTCTATCGTGACGGACGACGGCGACGGCACATACAGCGAGGTCGTCCTGACAATCAACGAGGCAAATATCCTGAACGCCGCGGGGATCGTTACCGCGCTCAGCTGGTTCGGCAAGTTTGTCCTCTGGGGCAACAGCAACGCGAACTATCCGGCGAGCACCGTCCCCAAGGACTACTTCATCAACGTCTCACGGATGTTCGACTGGGTCGGCAAGAATCTGGTGCTGACGACCTGGCTGAAGGTCGACAAGAATCTGACGCGGCGCGTCATCGACTCCATCGTCGACGCAACAAACATCTGGCTCAACGGCCTGACGGCGGACGAGAAACTCCTGGGCGGCCGCGTCGAGCTGAAGCCCGACGAAAACCCGATCACCGACATCGCGGCAGGTATCGTCAGGTACCACGAATATCTGGCAGCACCGTTCCCCGGCCAGACGATCGAGCATATCCTCGAATACGACGAGGCATATGTCCGTTCGGCGCTGGCAATTTAGGAGGGATTGATATGAAACACGACGAGCAAGTCATTGCGCTCGAAGTCTATGAGGACGCCGTTTCCCAACTCGGCATCGCGGACGCGAAGCTTCCGGACGTGGCCTTCCTTTCGAACACCATCAGCGGCGCTGGCATCGCAGGGAAGTTCGAGGCAATCGTCCCCGGTATGATCGAAGCCATGACGACGACACTCAATTTCAGGGCCGTCACCGACGCGGCGATCTCGCTCCTGGAGCCGCGCGCGCATAAGCTGGACCTCCGCGCGCCGCAGCAGACCAGAGACAGCGGTACCGGGCAGATCGCCGTCACGAGCATCAAGCACGTCCTGGTCGTCACGCCGAAAAAGCTAGGTCTCGGAAAAGCGGCGCCGGCCTCGACGGCCGACGTGTCGGGCGACTACAGCACGACCTATTACGCCCTGTACAAGGACGGGAAAAAGATGATCGAGCTGGACCCGATGAACTTCATTTGCATCATCAACGGCACGGACTACCTGGCGGACGTCCGATTGGCGCTGGGGAAATAACAGGCAAAACGATAGCTCGGTGGGGTGTTTTCCCTGCCGAGCTTTTCGGTATTTTGAAAAGGAGAGCATTATCATGCAGGACAACACAGGCAAATCCGTCGACGACGGAGAGTTGAACGAGGCACTGAAGGCCGCCGAGACCGGCGAGCCATATTATACGCACACTTTCCGGAAGCCGTTTGACTGGGAGGGTAAGACCTACACAAAACTGGAGTTTGACTTCGGACGGCTTACCGGCCGCGACGCGCGCGCCATCGAAGAGGAACTGCTCCTGAAGAACAAGGCGGTCATTGTGCCGGCCATGTCCGGCGAGTACCTGATGTGCATGGCGGCTCGCTCCTCCAGGATCGGTCTTGACGCTTTCGACGCGATGCCCATTGCGGATTATAACCGCATCCGGGCCAGGGCAAGAAGTTTTTTATTGAATTCGGAATTGTAGCCGAGGCCACAGCCGGCTGGCTGCGGCGGCAGTTCATGATCCTTTCGCGGAACTGGAATACGCCGGTACCGTACTGGGAGAGCCTGCCGCTTGCCTCGCTGCGATTCTGGATCAGGGATTCAAACGACCTCATTGAAGATATGAAGCCGCAGAAATAACGCCCAGAGGAGGGACACCATGGCGGACAGAAAAGAATATGAGTTGCTATTTAAGCTGAACGCTCAGCTGGGCGGCAGTTATAACAGCACCTTCAAGCAGGGGACAGCCGTTCTGGGCGGCATGCAGAAGGAGCTTCAGAACCTCAACAAGCTGCAGGGCGACATCTCATCGTATCAGCGGCAGCAGGGCGCTGTCGATACGACGAAGGGAAAACTCCAAACCCTTCAAACGCAATACAAGAATATCGAGGCTGAATATCAAAAAACGGGCGCGAATTCTGTTGACCTGAAGAACAAAATGCTGGACAAGCAGCTGCAGATCGAGCGGACGAATACGGCGCTCCAGCAGCAGTCCGATAAGTTGACCGCCCTCGGTGTCCACCTGAAAGAAGCCGGCGTCGATACGGCCAGCCTGAAGGCAGAGTCGGTACGGCTGGCGGACGAATATCAGACGCTGGCCAGCCGGCAGGAGCGCGTTGCTGATTCTCTCCAGGACGGCGCGACGCAAGGTCAATCATTTGGAGAGGAAACGACGCTGTCGATCGGCAATATTGCCGGAGCGCTTAAAACCGCCGGGATCGCCGTTCTTCTGAAGAAAGTTTATGATCAGATGGTCGCCTGCTCCCAGGAGGCTGCGACACTTGAGACAGCCATCGCTAAAATCGAGACCGTCGCCGGCAGCGGCGCGGACATGGATAAGATGACCTCCGATATGATCGCCCTGTCGAAGGAAACAGGCAAGGTTGCAACAGAGCTGTCGGGAGCAACCTATGAGGCGATTTCCTCCGGGATTGCCACTGCGAACGCAGCCGGGTTCACGGAGAAGGCCGCGAAGTTGGCTGTCGGCGGCTTTACCGATACGACAGCCGCTGTCGATGTGCTAACGACGATCATCAACAGTTACGGGAAGTCCGCAGACGAGGCTGCACACATATCCGACGTCCTCATCACTACGCAGAACCTGGGCAAGACCACTGTTGACAAGCTGGCATCGTCTATGGGCATGGTGATTCCCACGGCGGCGGCTTATGGTACCGGGCTTGAAGACATCAGTACGGCCTATGCACTGATGACTTCAAGCGGCATGTCCACAGAACGGACGACCACATACATCAACTCCATGCTCAACGAGCTGGGCGATACCTCCAGCGAAGCATCTGAAGTGTTGATGAGTAAGACCGGGAAATCATTCTCGGAACTGATGAAATCTGGCGCCTCTCTCGGCGACGTGCTGGCCCTTATCAATACCGGGATGATAGATACGTCCGGCAAAGCGGCGCTTGATTATGTCGACAGCCTTGCCAAGTTGGAGAAACAGGGACTCAAGACGGATACCGCCCAGGAGAAATACCGCGATACCCTTGAAAAAATAGTTGAGGCTGTCCCAGCCCTACGGGATCAGATCGATATCGAAAACAACAGCGTCAAGGGCGGGCTCGGCGGGCTGCGGGATACCATAACCTCATGGGTTGCGGAGACAAGCGGCACCGGCGATATAACCATGTTTTCCAACCTGTGGGGTTCACAGGAGGCGCAGAAAGCGGCGTTGTCGCTTTTGAACATCGGCGCTGAAAAGTATAACACCACAATGGGCCAGATGAAAAACAGCGCCGGCGCGACGGAGGCAGCGTTCGCCATAATGAACGACACCACCGAGGCGTCGCAGAATCGTTACGACGCGGCCGCTACAGCGTTTCAAATCGCCATCGGCGAGAAGATCAACCCGACATTGCAGGACATGCAGGAAGCGGGTACGGTGTTGCTCGAGAATATAACGGAGCTGATCGAGGGTCACGAGTCTCTGACGGAGCAAATGGAGGCCGCCGACGACGAATATGACAACAACATGGGGCAAATTGCGGCGACCGGAACCGTTGCGCTCGGGTACATCGACCGACTGAAAGATCTGGAGGATCAGGGCCTGAAAACAAAGGAAGCCCACGAAGAGTATCACGGGATCCTCGAAAAACTGGTCACCATCATGCCGTCGCTCAAAGATCAGATTGACCTTGAGAACGACAGCATCAAGGGCGGTACTGACGCATTAAAGGCAAATACTCAGGAATGGATGCGCAACGCCGTGGCGCAATCCTATCAGACTCTTCTCAAACAAAAGACGGATGCTTATGTCGCTACGCAGTCCAAACTTGACGCGGCGGAATCCTCGCTAAATGCGGCAATAGGGAAGTACGAGGTTTTAAATCAGCAGGCCGGTGCGGAGAGTGTCGCTGCCGCGCTTGGAACTACGGTTCAAGCTCTGACACAGTACACTGAAAGCGATTGGTCGTCCGCGTACCAAGCCTTTGCCGAAAAAGGCAATGGCACGGCGATGCTCGATGAATATGCAAAATATCGGTCGGACATCAGCGATACAGCAATTGAGATTGAAAAGCAGCAGACCGCCGTCGACAGTTATACAAAGCAGCTCGCGGATGCGCAGAACGAGGTTGAAAGCGTGGCAGCCTCCATGAGTAACCTAACAACCATCGTCGACGAGCTTGTTGCTGCTATCGGCCCCCATGTCGGCGCGGATGCGGGAGAAGACACGGAAGCGTCCAGGCGATTTTACCGCGCACAGGGGGTTAAGGGGTATGCCTCCGGGCTTGCCTATGTCCCGTATGATAACTTCCCTGCAATGCTCCACCAGGGTGAACGGGTACTGACTGCCAACGAAGCGCGGAGCTACGATGACGGCCGGGGCGGGATATCCATAAGCCTTGAATACAACCCCGTTGTCAACGCGGGCAACGCGTCCGATCTCGACGAGAAACTCAAAGCGCACGGACAGGCCGTCGTCAAAATGGTGGTTTCCGCGATTGATGCCCGCGAGATTGACAGGGGGAGGCGGAGATATTGAAAACTTACACGACCGTCTCCGGCGACAAATGGGACATCATTGCCCACAATCACTATGGCAGCTCGAAGCACGTCGCAGCACTGATCGCCGCGAACATCGGCCACAAGGACACCTTTATCTTTTCTGCCGGCGTGACACTCGTCATCCCCGACATGCAGACGGCCGTCACTCCGGCGACGCTGCCGCCCTGGAAGCGGGTGAACGGATGAGCGATAAGGATCTGGCGCGCAGGACAAAGGCAAAGGTATATTTTGCCGGCGTTGATATATCGAGCGACATAAACAAATACCTCGTCAGCCTCGAGTACACGGACAACGCGGAGGACGAAGCGGACGACCTTCAGATCGTTCTTGAGGACCGGGAGGATCTCTGGCTTTGTCAGTGGCTGGCCGACGCCATCAACGCGGCTGCGGCCTTCGACACGGCGTCCGGCATTCTGGTATACAAGGTGACGGCGGCTGCCGGCGTCAGCGTCCGGAGCGGTCCCGGCACTTCCTACAGCAAGCTCGGGATGCTGCCCTTCGGCGCGGAATTCGAAGTGAGCGCGGTCGCATCCGGATGGGTCGAGACGTTCTACAGCGGCGCGCTTGCCTATGTGAGCGTTGACTATATCACGGACATCACGGATACCTACATGGTCACAGCGATCCCGCAGGGAGGCGCGTCGGCCGTCAGCGTCAAGGGTATGGAGCTGCAAGCAAGTATCGTCCGCGAAAACTGGAACGGCGACGGCATCGACGTCGTCCTGGACTGCGGCGTATTCGAACTCGATACGGTCGATGCGGACGGGCCGCCGTCCAAGGTCACGATCAAGGGGACGTCGCTGCCGTTTTTAGCGCCCGTCCGGCAGACGAAGAAGAGTTGTGCGTGGATCAGGAAAACGCTGCGGGAAATAGCAGCGGGGATCGCGTCTCAAAACGGCATGGCTCTGATGTTCGAAAGCGACTCAGACCCCTATTACGAGCGCGTCGAGCAGGTAGACCAGTCGGACATCGGATTCCTTCAGGCGCTCTGCAAACGCGCCGGAATCGCCCTGAAGGCGTCGTCGAAGATGCTCGTGCTCTTCGAAGAACAGACCTATGAGCAAAAGGCCCCGGTCAGGACTATCCGCAAGGGTGACGGCAGCTATAAAACCTATAAGCTGTCCACCAGCGAGAGTGATGTCAAGTACTCGGCCTGCCATCTGAGCTACACCGATCCGGAGACGCACAAAACTTTTGACTATACCTACCGCGCCGACAGCGACGACAGCTCGGACCAAAACGGTCAGGTCCTGGAGATCCACGATAAGGTTGCAAGTAAATCCGAGGCGATGTTCATAACAAGAAAGCGCCTCCGGCAGAAAAACAAGTTTGAGAGAAAAGCATCCTTTTCTTTTCCCGGAGCGCCGGACTGGGTCGCCGGCGTCACGGTCGTGCTCGACACATGGGGCGCTTTCAGCGGAAAATACATTGTGCGTAAAGCGTCGCACTCCCTGTCCAAAGGTAACGGGTACGAGACCGACGTCGATCTGCGTCAGGTATTGGAGGGGTATTGATGGCTGGTGATAACATTCTTGACAACATCGTTCGGATCGGCCATATCAAGTCAGTCAACCCCGCGTCGCATACAGCCAGGGTCGTTTTTGACAGCCTGGGTGGTATGGAGTCAGGCGACCTGAAGGTGATCCAGACAGTGGAGTGGAATCCGGAAGAAGGGCAGCTCGTCGCCTGCTTGTACCTCCCTGTGTTCAACGGAGATGGCTTTATTTTGGGGGTGATCTCTTGATTGTCGGTGCGCTCGGCGATTTCATCTTCGAGGCCTCGGCCAACGTGGTAAAGACGCTCGACGATTTTGAGTGGAGCAGCGCGGCGAAATTCGGCAAGCACGAGCGGCACCTGGCCGAGACGCTCCTCGAATTCACCGGCACAGATCCGGACGACATTTCATTCAAGGTTCATCTGAATGAATCACTTGGCGTCGACCCGGAAAAGGAGTACACCGAACTATTGAAAGCGGAGCGGGCGGGGAAGGTTATGACCTTGGTGATCGGTGAAAAGATCTACGGCAAAGGCAAGTGGGTCATCGTGAAGTCGAAAAGAAAACCGCTGGAATATGGGAAGGGCGGCAAGCCGTCCGTCCTGGAAGTCAGCCTGTCGCTTATGGCGTACGCGTAAGGGGAGCAGTCTATGAGCTATATTGTCAGCCCATTCAGCCTGAAAAAAATCAATCTCGCGCCGGCGACGGAACTGGAGGATATCCTGCAGAACGTTGCCGTTATCATTTCGACGCCCAAGGGCTCCATTCCTCTCGACCGCGATTTCGGCGTGTCCCAGCGCTACGTTGACAAGCCGATGCCGACGGCGCGCGTGATGTTCCTGGCGGACGCGACCGACGCTGTAGCGCGATATGAGCCGCGCGCTGAGGTCAGGAATGTCAAGTTCGAAACCGATACGATAAGCCCCGGCAAGTTTATTCCCCATGTGGAGGTGGATTTTAGATGAGAAGTTTCCCAGATATAACCTTCGTCGACGCGGATCTGCTCGACCCCGATAAAGTTGTCGCCTCAATGGTGGCAGGGTACGAATCCCGGACCGGGCGGACGCTCTACCCGGCGGACCCGATGCGGCTGGCTATCCTTTGGGCAGCCGATATCATCATCCATGATCGCATCGTCTACAACGATTCGGCCAGGCAGAACGTCCCGCGCTACGCCAATGGGACGAAGCTTGATTCCCTGGGCGAGCTGTTCAAGGATGTGTCGCGGCTCGGCAGCGGGGCGGCCTTGACGACGCTGCGGTTCACGATCACTGGCGTCCTGGCCTTTGAACAGCTGATCCCTGTCGGCACAAGGGTATCGACGCTGGATGGCAAGGTGATCTTTGAGACAACGGCTGACGCCTATGTCACGGCCGGTAATCTCTATGTCGACGTAACGGCGCAGTGCCGGACGGCCGGGACGGTCGGCAACGGCTTTGTCGCCGGGCAGATTGCAACGATCCTCGACAGCTTCCCGAACTTCTACAGCGTGGCGAATACGGACACCAGCGACGGCGGCGCCGGCACCGAAGAGGACGATGAGTATTACGAGCGGATGCGCGAGAGCGAGGATGCCTATACGACGGCCGGCTCCGAGGGTGCCTATGTATACTGGGCGAAAACCGTCAGCGCCGACATCATCGACGCCGTGGCCGACTGTGAGACACCCGGCGTTGCCGACATCCGAATCCTGCTGACCGGCGGTGCGCTCCCCGAAGCCGGGATAATCGCTCAAGTGCTCGCCGCGTTGAGTGCGGACGAGGTCAGGCCGATGACTGACAGCGTGCTCGTCGACGCCCCGGACGCCAGTGCATACAACATCGTTTTCACGTACTACATCCCCGACGACAGCTCGGTCTCTCCGACGGTCGTCGTAGCCAACGTCGCCGCGGCCGTCGAGGAATATGTGGCCTGGCAGTGCGCCAGGATCGGCCGCGATATCAACCCTGATGAGCTGATCTCGCGCGTCATGGCGGCCGGGGCCAAGCGGCTTGTCGTCACGAGCCCAGTCTATACGGCCGTCGCAAAGAAGTCCGTCGCCGTGCTCGGCACGACCGCGGTCACGAACGGGGGCGTCGAGGTTGGGTAACGACATCTACACGGCGAACTATCTGTCGACGTTCCCCCCGAGCCTGAAGGGCGATCCCGACATGGTCGCCTTTGCGGAGGTTGTCGCGGAGCAGCTACAGATCACGGCGAACCTCCGGGACAAAAACATCATCTACGCCCGCATCGACGATCTTCCGGAGGATGTGCTGGACATTCTGGCTCACGACTTCAAGGTCGACTGGTATGACAGCACGGCCGCGATCGGCGTCAAGCGCACAGTCATCAAGGACAGTTTCAAGGTGCATATGCGGCTGGGGACGCCATGGGCGGTCAAGCGGGTCATCCTGGCGTACTTCGGGACGGGCCGGCTGCTGGAGTGGTTTCAGTACGACGGCGATCCGTACTATTTCATCGTCGTCACGCTCAATACCGCCGTCACCGGGCCGGTTCTGGACAAGTTCGTTCGTATCCTTAACGTCGTGAAGCGGCGGACGTCCGTGCTCCAGGAGCTGGTCGTCACCAGCCAGGGTGAGTGGAACTATTACGATTACTGGATCAACAAAACATGGGATGAGTGGGACACGCTCGACCTGACCTGGGACGAGCTCGAAGCCTACGAGGAGGAATAGTATGCCGGCAGTAAACAAGACGCCATATCTCAGCTTGAATCAATGGACCGGTTCCGAGAAACCGAAACGCGAAGACTTCGTTGCAGATAACTTGGCGATTGACGAAGGTATTTCGGACATGCTAAAGCTCAAGTGGGATCTCGTTCAATCCTATACGACGGCAGGCTCCTTTACTTGGACAGCCCCGGACCTTTACGGCGACGGGCGCGCGTACGAAATCGGCATATTTATCATCGGAGCCGGTGGCTCCGGTGCGGCGTACAAATATTATTCAAACAGCGCCAACGGTGCCTCCGTATCCGGCGGCGCGTCCGGGCGGACTAAAATGAAACTCATGACAGTGACCCCGGGGGCTACATACAATGTCGTTGTCGGCGCGGGCGGGGCAATCGTATCGCGCTCTGCGTGGGGCACCTCTCTGGATGGGAATGCGGGAGGGTCTTCGGCATTTAACGGTGTTACCGCTGCCGGCGGGGCTGGGGGGTTGGTTTACACCGGAGCCACTACCCCATATGGTGCGCAAGGTGCGCCGGGCGGGCAAGGGTCGGATGCGATTATGGCGGCTAACGCTACAAACAATGGATGCCAGGCCAGTGCATCCGCTATGGGGTACCCGCCTTCAAACGGCGAAATACCATTGTCTACCGCGCTCCTCGGTGGTAAGAGCGTTCTTCATGAGTGCTTCAACCCGTTTGCCTATAAGAGGATACTCGGCGCGGGTGGCGGTTCATCGGTATACTCCACCACAGCCTTCACTCAAACAGTGCCGACACTCGACGATGGACTTGTCGCGGGCCTTGGGGCGTGCACACGGGTGACGACAACGGACACCACCGTCACCGCGTCCCCCGCGACAAGCCCCGGGAGCGGAGGCGGGGCGGCGCTGCTTGTGTCGCACAATGCCTCTCAGCCCTCGGCCACGGGCACAGTCAATTCCGGCAAAGGCGCAGACGGCGGCGTAATGCTTTATGTAAGGAGGCCCGCGGCATGAAATGGGTAAGGGTTGAAAATGGGGTCGTGCGTGAAGTTGTTCCGCAGGAAGCGACGGAGCCGTCAGTGGCTCACTGGTACGGCGAGGAATTCGCTGCGCAGTGTGTTGAAGCTCCGGACGAGGTTGAACAAAACTGGCTTTATGATGGCGGAGCCTTCCGGGCCCCTGGCCCGACACTCGAGACCCTGCGATCCGCGAAGCTCGCGGAGATGTCGGCGGCTGCGGAGGCGGCGATCGTCGCCGGCGTCGATGTGACCACGGCATACGGAGATGAGCACTTTTCACTCAGCGACCACGACCAGACGAATATCACAAACCTGTCGATAGTCGTCGGTTCCGGTGCTCCCGGGTACCTGTATCACGCCGACGGCAAGCTCTGCGTCATGTACGCGGCGGCGGACATCATGGCCATCGTCACGGCGGCCATGCGGCACGTCACGTTTCACACGACCTATCACAATTTCATTAAGCAGTGGGCCCTCCGCGAGACGGACCTCGATGTGCTCGAGGGCATTACATACGGCGCGTCGCTCCCGGAGGATCTGGCGGACGGAATGACGGCGCTCATGACGGCGGTGAATGGAGGCGGGTCATGAGTAAGGTATTGCTCGACAAGGACGGGAAGCGCGCTGTATTTCATTGCCCAGGCTGCGGAGAGGGACATCAGGTGCTTATAAACCGTGGTGAGCATCCCGTCTGGCAGTTTAATGGCGACGTGGACAAGCCAACATTCAGCCCGTCAATACTCGTGCGGTCCGGCCATTATACACAGAACGCTCATCCTGATGACTGCTGGTGCAATTTCAAAGAACGATTCCCGAATGAAGGAGAGCCGCCTTTTAGGTGCGGCGTCTGTCACAGTTTCGTGACTGAGGGCAGGATTCAATTTCTCGGCGACTGCACTCATGAGCTGGCCGGTCAGACGGTTGACCTGCCGGAGATGGCCGAATGAGAAAATTATTGAAGGCGCTGTCGCTCTTCGGCATCGGCGGCGGCATCTACTACCTGATCGAAATCGCATGGCGGGGGCATTCACACCCCGCCATGATCGTTGTCGGGGGCCTGTGCTTCGTGCTGATCGGCGGTATCAACGAGTGGTTCACATGGGACATGGCGCTGGTCCTTCAGGGGGCCATCGCGACGGTGAACATCCTGATAGTCGAACTCGGGGCAGGCATTGTCCTGAACCGCTGGCTCGGCCTCGGCATATGGGACTATTCGCATCTGCCGGGCAACATCCTCGGGCAGATATGCCTGCCGTTCGCCGCCGCGTGGTACGCCCTGTCGATCGCCGGCATCATCCTGGACGATTGGCTGCGGTACTGGCTGTTTCATGAGGAGCGGCCGCATTACAGAATAGTCTAACCGCTACGGGGCGGTATTTTTTGTACGAAAGTAGGACGGATATGACGGAAACTATCATAGTTGCAATTATCGTTTCGGTGCTGTCGTTGGCCGGCACGATTGTCGGAGCGCGAGCGGGTATCCGCGAGGCGAACAAGCTGACTAATTATCGCATTGAATGCCTGGAGAAGAAAATGGATGTACACAACTGCCTCATCACCCGCATGGCGGTTGCTGAGCAGGATATTAAGGTCGCTAATCATAGAATAGACGATCTTGAAAAAATTTCGTAGGAGGTACTTATGAAACGCTTAATCCGCATCATCATGGCGCTTGTATTGATTCTGGTCCTGTGCTTTGCTCTGGTGGCCTGTTCCACCACCGAGAGCAGCATCATCGACAATGAGCTGTTTCAGCAGTTCATGGCCGTCCTTATCCCCATTATAGCGGCGGCGCTGGGGACGGCAATCACGGCGGCTGTCACCGCATTTACGAAGTATGTTTCCGAAAAGACGAAGTCAGAACGATTGAAAAAGTATATGGTTGCCCTTGAAGAGACCGTTTATGATGTTGTCCAGGCACTGAATCAGAAGGAAGTATTGGCCCTCAAGGAAGCGGCGGAGGACGGTAAACTTACAACAGAGGAAATCAGCAGAATCAGCAAATCCGCACTTGATACGGTCCTGGCCATCCTGGGCGTCGCCGGCGTTGAGATTCTCAGCAAGGTATATACCGACGTTAACGAGATGATCGCCAACAAAATCGAGCGCGTCGTGCTAGAGCTGAAGCCGGCGCCAGTGGGGGCGGCAGCGTGATCGACAGCAAATCGATCGACGATCTCCGGCCGGATATTGCTGCCAACGCTCACGTGTTCGTCCGGATGATGGCGGCCCGCGGCTATAAAGTCGCGTTCGCATCAACGCTCCGGGATGACGAGAAGCAGGCTCAACTTTATGCGCAGGGTCGGACAAGTCCGGGGCAGATCGTCACCGGCAGCAAGGTCACGACGTTCCACGGCAAGGGCCTTGCGTTTGATATTTACCAGGGCGCTGCGACATTTACGGGGCAGTGGCTGGATGCGGGGTTCTGGAAAACAGCGAGAGAACTTCAGATTCTCATTGGTTTCAGTAAAATCAGCGGCGAGGAATCGCATTCGCAGTGGAGCGATCGCTGTAAATATTCCGGAAGCCAGGTACGCGCCGGCATTTTGCTGCCGCCGATGCCGCTTTACGAGGAGGATGACATGACAAAAGACGAAGTGCTGGCCATCATCAAAGAATACGAGGCAACCAAGGCCGCCGAGCCATGCCCGGAGTGGGCAAAGGCCGAGCTGCAGGATGCCATCGCTGCTGGGATCACCGACGGCACGAAACCATGCGTACCGGTCCCGCGATATCAAGCGGCTATCATGGCCAAGCGGGCCACGGCGAAGAAATAGCGAGAGCGGCAGGGTCGAATTAATCGATCCTGCCGCTTTTTTGCGTTTTTCGCACGTTTTAATTGGTATAAATGTACTAAAGTTGATGGGGGGGTGTTGCAAATCAAAGCTTTGTCTGGTAAATTTAGACTAGGGATGAGACTCCGAAAAAAGAAAGAAAGAGGGTGTATCATCGTGGATATTTTGATTATAGCAAACACATTTCTACACAAAGCGTTTTCAGAGAAAATTCCGATAACGCCCATGAAGCTCCAAAAGTTGCTTTATCTTTTTTACAGGGAGTATCTGAGAAAGTATTCTCAGTCTTTATTCCCAGAACGGTTTGAGGCATGGCAACACGGACCGGTTCTCTCACAGGTATACGCACGTTTTAAAGAATACCGCGCAAACCCGATAGATAAGTATTCATTAAATGAAAATGGAAGAGCACTTATATATGATCTATCTCCGGACAATGCTTTTTCCAGAGCGTTCAATGACGTTTGGTGCAGATACAAGGATTTCGGAGCGGTTCGATTGTCAAAAATGACCCATCAGACCGGCAGCGCATGGGAAGCAGCAATCAAGAGCGGCAACATATTCCTAACCGATGAAGATATAAAGAACGAGAGATGGGAATAACATTGTCAACAAATCAACCCGAGTTCGATAGCGGCGAAGAGATAGACATACCTCCGAAAGGATATAAAGGGGTAGAGGCTCCGTCTACGTTGAACGCACATCAGCAAATGAAACTTTTTAACGACAATAAGGCGAGGAAAATGTTGTACATATCCTTGATCATATTGTGCGGCATGTATCTCTTGGACACGGTCTGCCCAAATAATAGCGAACTCAAAGTGCCGCTTTTTGAGGCAGTGAAGTTTTTGGTGGCAAGCATAATCGGTTATTTGTTTGCCAAGTCAGGTGAGGAAAAGTCTACTTAGAAAGCAGCAGTACATACGCAAGAGCCCCAGGGGGCCGGAAGTAACGCCGGCTCCTAGGGCTCTTTTCGTTTAAATGATTAACCTATTTGATTTGCTCTGTAACCGGCCCGTCGAGCTCACGGCGAGCATCTTCGATGATGAGAAGCCGGGCGTATTCGCTCATGTTCATGCCAAGCTTTCCGGCTCTTTTCTCAAGCAGCGACTTGACCTCGGGCGATATGCGGATCATCAGGCTCTCACTCTTCTTCGTCTCGGCCACTTATTTTCCCTTCCTTCTGCTCATGATTGCGTAGGCGGCAACGGATACCAAGGCGATACCCATGCAGGCAAACACGACAATGTCCAACCAATCAAAACGGGAGTAGTCCGTATTTACAACAGTGAGCAGGCATAATACGATAACGCTTCCATCGATTATCTTGCGCATATTCTTTACGGATGATATAATCGGGGGAGGTGGGGGAGTTTCCTCCCCCGGCTCCTACTCCTTCTTGCGTTCCTTGCATATCCTGATTACGTTGTACACCGTGATGGATATGTAGGCGAGCGCTTGAAGGATTTTTATTACCCAGTCATCTATCATCCATTCTCTCCTTTCCGAGGGATTTTTGTTTTCGCCCTCCCTCTTTCTGATATTAGTGTATCAAATATATATACAAATGTCAATACAATTTTGAAATATTTAATGAAAATTTGGCTGCAAAGTCTTGTGATTTCAAGCTTTGCGGTTTTTGTTGTTAATGATAATCAGATGCCAAAATTCACTTTGCTCGAAGGTTTTTATTTATTTGATTTTGTAATATTTAGGTGTAATATGTAAATAAAAAGAAAAATTGGAGGGCCGACAATGAAAAAGGCATTATGCTTAATCCTAGCTCTACTTTTCGTGATATCGATCACCTGTGTCGGAGCATTCGCCGGTGTAACCGCCACCCCGAACTCGGCTTCTGTCCTCGTAAATGGGAAATCGGTCTCTTTTGAAGCTTATACCATCAATGAGAACAATTACTTCAAGCTTAGGGACCTAGCCATGGCGCTCAACGGGTCTGAGAAACAGTTTGAAGTGGGCTGGGACGGGACAAATAATGCGATAAGCCTGAGCACTGCAAAAGCGTATACACCCGCAGGTGGCGAGCTTACAAGCTCAGGTAAGACGGGTACCCAAGCAGCGACTCTTTCAACATCAAAGGTCTATATAGACGGGGTCCAGGCGAATCTAACGGCCTATTTGATCGGCAGCAACAATTACTTCAAGCTGCGCGATGTCGGCGCCGCGATTAATTTCGGTGTTGGATGGGACGGCAATGCGAACACCATAAGCATTAATACGGCTGTCGGTTATACATCGGATACAGTTACACTGGGGAGTCTGGTCGTTCACTATATTGATGTTGGACAGGCTGATTCGTTATTTATTGAGCTTCCGAATAAGGAAACGATGCTCATCGATGCAGGAAACAATAATGACGGTCCGAATGTCGTTCAGTATATTAAGGCGCATGGGTATAGCAAAATTACATATCTTGTAGCAACACATCCCCATGAAGACCATATCGGAGGTATGGTCTATGTTGTGAAGAACCTAGAGATAGGCTCGATTTATATGCCGAAGGCGACCACTACGACACAGACATTCTTAAATTTACTCGAAGCAATACAAGCCAAGGGGCTAAGTGTACAGACGGCTAAAGCCGGTGTAAATATAGTCAACATCAGCGGGCTAAATGTAAGTATACTGGCTCCTAATAGTAGCCAGTATGAGGACCTCAACAACTTTTCGGCCGTGCTAAAAATCGTTTATAAGAGTAATTCGTTCCTTTTCATGGGAGATGCCGAAACACTGTCAGAGAACGAGATATCTGGTGATGTTTCAGCCGACGTACTAAAAGTGGGACATCACGGCAGCTCGTCATCTACCGGCCAGTCATTCCTGAATAAGGTACATCCGAAGTACGCTGTGATTTCTGTTGGTGCCGGCAACGATTATGGACATCCTGCACAGTCGACGCTTGATCGACTGTCTGCCATTGGGGCGACCGTCTACCGGACTGATAATGATGGTACCGTTGTTTTTACGTCAGACGGTACAAATATTTCGGTTGATAAAAAAGTTGCATTGAGCCCTGATACCGGCGGCGGAACAGGTCACGACATTAACGCGTCCTCGAAAGATGTAAAAATCATCAGTGTGAATAAGGTCAGCGAAATCGTAACCATCAGGAATGAAGGCGCAGCCGATGTCGATATGACGGGTTGGGTGCTTGTTTCCGTCAAAGGAAATCAGAGATACACATTCCCAAGCTATACTCTAAAGGCCGGCAAATCTGTGACCGTTGCCAGCGGCGGGGCCTCCGGAGACTTATTCTGGACGTCGGCAAATATCTGGAACAATTCAGAATCTGATCCGGCGGAGCTGTATGATTCACAGGGTATACTGATCGACACATTTTGAGAGGAGGTTGTTATGAAACTGACAATCGACCGATTTGAAGGCTCGTTCGCTGTGATCGAGTTGGAAAACAGCGAAATGGTCAATGTTCCGAGAGTGATCATTCCAGCTGATGCAAAAGAGGGAAGCGTTCTTGTTATTGAAGTCGACGCAAAAGAGACTGAGGTACGTCTAAGTAGAGCGGCTGAATTAATGAAAAAGGTCTGGTTAGACTGAAATAATTCACAGATGGGAGCGGGGTTTTACATGAAAAGATTGAAGCCAATAAAGTTTTTTATCCTAGGCGTCATCGCAACGATACTATGTATTACCTTCATCAGCAACACTTTTGCATCAACCGGTACATCTTCTATCCCAGTTAGCTATAGCAATATCAAGGTTTACATGGATGGCAATCTATTCACACCGAAAGATGCAAACGGGAATGTAGTCGAGCCCTTCAGCTATAAGGGAACCGTCTATCTTCCTGTCAGAGCGATTGGCAACGCTGTAGGGAAAAGCGTCTTTTGGGATCCCCTCACGAATTCAGTATATCTGGGTTTAGTGCCGACCTCTCTACCGAGCAGTTCACCGTCTAGCTTGCCAAGTAGCCCTCCAAGCCCAAGCCCCAGCGCATCTGAACCCCAGTCGATCATTGTCTACATCACAAAAACCGGGGCGAAGTATCATCGAGGCACATGCCAATATTTAAGTCACAGTAAAATTGCAATAACATTAGCGAACGCCAAGGCGCAGGGTTATACACCCTGCTCTGTATGTGATCCCCCTGCATAGAGAAAGCTGAGAATCTAACATGAAGCCCCAGGAAACGGATCACCGCCGGTTCCTGGGGCTCTTTTTTATTTTAATCATACCTGCTGGGAGTGCAATTGAAATATCATTCCATTTTGTGCTATAATTGCTCATAATGTTACAGGGGGGTTATAATATGGAAGATACTCAATTAATGCTTCAAACTGGCTTTATCGACCGTTTAGTCGAAGATGACATTATACCTCAGCGTATAACAGACGGTTATGTGCATGCTACCGCGATGTGTAAAGCATGTGGCAAACAAATAAGTGATTATCTTAGGCTGGGAGTAACAAAATCCTTTATTGATGAGCTTTCTTCCGTTCGGGGAATTCCCCGAACGGAACTCGTGCAAACTATAAAAGGTGGAACGCCTGAATTCCAAGGTACCTGGGTGCATCCTTTGCTTGCAATTAACTTAGGACAATGGTTATCACCAAAATTTGCTGTGCTTGTATCAACGTGGGTTTTTGAATGGCAAAGTGGTAACATACTTACACCCAGTCTTCCTTATCATCTTAGACGGTATATGGCAAACATGAACAAGGTTCCCTATGGGTACTTTTCGATGCTCAACGAGATTACATTGTCACTTATCGGGCCTCTCGAACAAATGGGGTACACCCTGCCGGCGAGCATGATTCCTGACGGATCGCTGGGAAAAGTATTCTCGAATCATTTACGAAGACTGGGGTGTCCGGTGAATTCATACCCGACATATGTTCATGGTTTTGAAGATGGCCGTGAAATTCAGGGCGTAAGATGTTATCCGAATGAGTTGTTACCGGAATTAAGGAAATACTTCATCGAAACATGGATGAAGGAAAAATCGCTAACATATTTTAGAGCGCGCTCACCTGAAGCTTTGCCTTATCTACAAAAATTCCTTACATTACCGAATTATCGAGAAGCCATGGGCTATATCGAACAAGATACAGTCTATATAGAATAAGGTTGCAGAGAAAAGAGAGCCCCAGGACCGGAAGTAACTCCGGTTCCTGGGGCTCTCTTTTTGAGCACAGAATGGTCTTTGGGTCATATGATAAAGTGTGATCGGAACAAAAAAACATATAGCGTCAATTGGATGGGCCGGGAAGGCCAGCTACGGCTGACCTTCCCGGTTATATTGCGTTAAAAAAATTCCGCAGATGAACTGCGGAGAGGTGTTGGGTAAGGGGGATTTTATAAGGAGCGGAATTGAAACCATCTTTATTAGCTTTTCCTGCGCAATTCATTTTATTCGCGCGCTGTTTTCAGTCGATATTCCACCATGGCATTTTCGACGGCCTTGACCCTTGTCATGAATCCAACCTGAGGCCGGTCGGCGGACCAGTACCAGGCGTGAAAGCCGTCCGCATGATCGGCGGCGTATTGCCACTGAGACAGGCGATAGCCGCCGGCGGTAAGCAGCGTTGCAATATCGTTCCATTCTTCAAGGGTTTTTATTACTTTCATATAGCCGGCCAGGCGGGCATGCCTTTGTCGTCAATAAGGTGGAACTGATCATCCGGGCGTATCATCCGATTAAGGTGGAGCATCAGCAGCATTATTCTCAGGTCAAAGTCGCTGTCAATGACGGCAGCGCCACCGCCGTAGTTTCTTATCAGGGTGTACATCTTTATCGCCTCCAGATTCTATTATACACGTCCGGAGGGCAATATGCAGGACATCTATTTCGATTTATAATAGCCTCCGTCGGCGAACAGGGCGGCTATTGCGGCCAATTCCTCGAGCGAATCGATTTTCTTCATATTTTATACCCCATTTTATACCCCAATAGTGCCGTTTTTAATGGGGTATATGGTGTCATGCTTTACATTTACGAAAAATATAAAAAATCCTGCGACCGTTGCAATCACAGGATTTTCTTAGTGGTGGAGGAGGGTGGATTCGAACCACCGAAGT